AGATCTAGGTCATCATAACACATAATGTCTAGTGTAACCGTGACTAGGCGTTTCTGTGCTAGCATACGTGTCGAGTGCGATGTGTCTAGATTATATCATGCATAGTGACGATACGCAAGTGCATCATAATCTTGCGTATCTCGTGCATAATCTTCGTCGATCTCTACGTCTTGTGCGTAGTATTCGTCGAGATCATATGTGTAATCGTTCGTAAACTCGTATTCGAAATCGTAATCGTCGTACATAACTCGTCGAGATTTGTTGAACTAATGTGTATTATAGTATGTTCTCGAAGAGTTTGCAAGCCTTGCGCCCCTCCTTCATATCTCGTCGAGATTCATAATGATATATATGCACTATGTTTAGAATTGTGTTATGTTCGTAACATATGATCTCGTAGTATGATCTCGTAGTATGATCTCGTAGGTGTTATGAGATCTCGTTGTTATTATAGCACCCATTGGCAATCTCGTCAAGATCTCGTTGCGTTTTTATAAGAATTGTGTGGGTCTGTGAGTATTTCGCGCCCCGTGACTTGACAAACTGCGCGTCTTATGCTATACGGGTAAAGGCCACAAGAACCAGAAGGTATCTCACAAGACCAGGAGACCTTAACTTTATTCTCAACACAATACCCAATTGATTCTCATTAATGCATTATTATTGAGAATATTATAAAAAACCCAACAATATTTTTCTTAACATTGCGTTAAATGTGCTGGACTATACACAATGCTCAAAATCTGTTATACCTTGCATTATATCATACAGCACCATTAGATATATACCATCAGTACACTATACAATATCAATGGCACGAGGCATCATTTACCTCATTCTCAACAAGCAAAATGGGCACAAGTACGTGGGAAACACCACTCTTGCAATGAATAAAGAATGGGTATACCACATAGATCGTGCCAAGCGAATGTCCTCTGAACTCTTACACAAGGCATTTCGTCAGTTCGGCACGCATAACTTTATGATTAAAGAGATTGATGAGTGTGATGAGAGTGAGTTTGAGAATAAAACAAACTATTGGATTCAACAATACAAACCTGAATACAATGAGATTATAGAAATAAAAGAAATCATTAGTCCTCCTGAAGTGAAAGTCATTGAGAAGAAACCAAAACCACGCAAATTACCACCACACCTGAAACCTTGGAGTGATGAAACCCGTGGCAATGGCAAACACTTTGGGCTCAAAATACGTGGTAAGAACTTAGAAACTGGTCTCTGCACTGACTATGAATCTTCTAGAGTCGCAGCAGAACAAGTCACAGGCAATCCGAGAAACAACTCAAACATTCTACTTGCTGCCCGTACTGGTAGAACTGCATACGGTCACAAATGGCAACTCTTAGAACACAAGGAGAAGAAGAAGGCGGTGTTTGGTGTGAATAAAAAAACACAACAAATTGAAATCCGATATGAGAGTATGGCAGCAGCATTGCGGGCATTTGAGTGCACCGACAAGAACGGAATACTCAAGAGTCTACGCAATCCTGGGCGATACTCTTGGCACGGTTATTATTGGTTCTACGTGCGGGCTTAAAGATTCCTATACCCTGCCGTTCAACCATACCAAAGGTATGTATAAGACTTTATATTTTGAGGCGCTGCCAGTCTCGTCTTCATCACCATTTGCCAACTGGACATTCAGATGCCTTGAAAATAACCTTATTCTTCATAAAACATCCACACTTCTTACATCGCTTTGGTCCTGATGCAAAGTGTTCGCAGACCTGGCACATATCATAACGTCGTTGTTGCTCAAAATCATCAACAAATAAATTCTCACCATTGGCAACATCTGCCATCATTTTTTGAACTAGTTCTGTAAGATTCTTCCCTTGTTCTCCAAGAGAAGGAAACTCATTCTTCGAATTCTGGGGAAGCATAAAACCATCCTGTGACAACATATTTACACTTTGAAAGAACAAGTCCACCACGATGAGCATGAGTCAGTCCTGCTGGCCAAATTAGCAGTGTGCCTGTCTTTGGTTGAATTCTTCGTTTGTAATATAAAAACTCCGTTTCTCCACCCTCAAAATCATCATTCAAATAAATCATCCAGACCATCTTACGTGATGCATGTGATCCACCAGATGTGTTCTCATCGTGCCAGACGTGATATCCACCACCAGCAGGAGTCTTCTGAACTTTCTGAGTTGGTGTATAAAATCTGCTTGTTTTTAGATGACCAAAAACATCAATGTATTCCTCTAAATATCGAATTAAAACCGTATTCAATTCACGATCAGGACGATCGAGTCCCATTTTTGGACACATATGTTGTAGATCTATGGACCAATTAAAACGCCCTGCAACGGAGTTCGGAAATTGACCACCATCGTCCCATACGGCATTGGTCTGATGATGATAATCAAATGTCTCAATGATCTGATAACAAAATTCAGGTGTCAGAGCATTTTCATAGACACCGATGAAATCAGAATATTCTCCTAATATTTCTTCATTCATTAGTGATTTCGAATCCATTATAATCCTGTGGCATTGCATTTACAATCTCTTGATAATGACGATTCTTGAAACCGTCCTCATCAATCTCCCATTGACCAATCGGACAACTTTCGAGTGAATCCATCATTTTAGTAATCAAATTACACCCACATTCATTACACTTGATCTTTTCAGAATTAAAGTGCTCACATTCCTTACAAAAATCAAATCGTTCTTGAAAAACTTCACCAGATACTTTGTAATCATAGTCCAATCGAATATAAGTCTTGAACCACTGAAAAACATAATCTTTCAAGTCCTCTGGATTCTTATTGAAATTAAACTGTTTCATTGCTTACTTATCATGAGGTCTCATCAGTTAATTATAATCGTTTTGCCTGAACTTGTAAAGAGATTAAAAGGCACCTTTGACATTATTAATATTGGCACCACTGACATTGTAAGCGGTTCCATTAGTTCTAAAGATTGCTCTACCTGCCGCACCACCATTGGCAGTATTTGTATTGCCTCCAGGTTGCCCCCAGGTTCCTCCTGATTGTCCAGAATTGCCTGAATTTCCTGTCGAACTATTTCCATTTGCCGAACAATTTGTGGTGTTTCCAGAGTTACCACTGTTTCCAGATCCTTGATTGTTATTGACTCCCTCCCCGACACCACCATTGCCACCATTGCCAGGATTGCCACCAACCACAATAAAATTTTGCTGATAAGTGCAATTCCTATAATATTCATTCGTGCAGGGCTGACCTCTTTCTTGTCTTCCTCTGCAACGACTTCGCTGATTAGAATTTGCTCCAACAATTATACTTGTTCCAGGAATACATTGACCGTTAGAGACTAATGGTAAACCACCAAGCCTAGGCGGACAATTAATATTGCATGCACGTTTATCAGTGGTTGCGCTTCCGTCGTAAATTTTTCTTATCTGCGTATTCCGAGTAAAACACGACAGATCAGCACCAGCGTTACCGGCATTACCAGCGGCACCGCCGCCGCCACCTGCCCAGATTCGACCATTTGAATTTACATTAATCGCAATCCTTGCACTTGTTCCACTACGATTTGATGTATTGTTCGCAAATAGTGCATCACCACCTGGCGAACCATTTCCACCATTTGCAGATCCACCAGAACCACCAACACCATAAATGTTTCCAGTGACTTCAAGTCTTAAATTATAGGCTTCGGCATCAAAGGCAGCACCCTGATTTCCAGTGCTGGTCGCTGCCATTGTTCCATTGACTTGGAATGTCTTAATGACATTCCTTGCCAGATTAGAATTCCAACTTTGAGAATCAAGGTCTACGGTGGAATCAGAAGCGGTTTGTGTTAAAATATATCGCTTGATTGATCCTCTAAAATCTGATGCTCTCAGATTACTATTTGTGGTAGAGATATTTGCATTTTCTGTTGAGTCTGGAACAATTGGATCGGTATTATCTAAATCGGTATTTCTTTTATATGTGGAAAACTGAACTGAATTAACATTACCACCAAAAGTTGTCTGTAGTGCCCTGAAACTAATTGCACTATTGCCATTAAAATGAGTAACTGTATTGTTTGAAACAGACATTTACAAATTTGACACTTTTTGTTATTTATTCATCATATTTAATCGCAACGGTAAATCGATGTCGATCACGAAATGTAGTGGCACGGTGTTTGACTGCCGCATCAAACATAACCATTCGATTACAGACAGGAGTGATTCCGTAGATATTGTTTTCAATATAAAATTGTGTCTCTCCACCATCATCCAGATTCCAGTCTGTTTGGGGATAATACAATAATGTGATTCCAGTCTCTCCATCGGTATGGAAATATGGATTTTCTGATGGTGCAAAACAGTTCACATACATTCGATACAACTTCATTTGTGAAATTGCAGGAATTGATTGTTCTATTTTAGTTTGAATTAACTGATAAATTTCTGATTGCTCTGCGATATTATGCACCATTCCAGTTGGTCTATGAATATTATTATCTGTCTCTCCATAAAAATAATCACAATCCAAACAATAATTTAGAATTGTTTGATGATCTTGTTTTGAAAAAAAGTTATCACACGTCTGAACTTCATTTCTCATTGCCATATCTCAACACTTTGATATTAAATGAAATGGTAATTCTAGGATTTCCTGGTGTCGGCAGTCCTGCCTTAACTTCATGCTCCAGATAAGATGGGAACATTAAAAAATCACCCTCCCTGACATTCATTTTGTGCTTCTCTGAATAATTTGATGAATTCATCTCAAGAGATGTCGATCGGAGTCTTGATAGTGGATCACTAAACACTAAAGGTGAATGGACCTTTGGATCAAATGCTATAAAATGAATGCAGGCAAAATGTATGGGAGATTTGAAATCACCCATATGTGTGTGTCCCTCCTGGTATTCCCCATATTCATAATAATTATACCACATTGAATCAATATCAACTTCCCATTCTTGATCAAAAAATGTTTTTATCACATCCATATATTGTGATTGTATTTCTTGACTGATTGCTCCTTTATCAAAGAAAATTGAATTAATATTTGGTTTTTCAAATGATGTAATTATATTTGATGTAAACCAACCTTCAGGTGAATCTTTTATTTGTTGACGCGTCTCTTGAATATAAGGTATGATCAAATTCTTCAGTTTTTGATTATCAGAAACTGAACTATGAAAAATAGTAATTGGGTATAGTTCTTTACGATATCGACTCATTATTTTTTATCTGACAAATTTGTTCTGATTTTATATAATTTATATCGTTCCAGTGACGAATCACACCTGCAATAATAAAAGCATTAGTAATCAAATATGTGAATAGAATTATGGTGCGAACGAGAGCAACATTGTCTGCCTCCTTGTTATTCTTGGATGCCTTTTGTCCTAGTGCCTTTGCCCACAGTTTCCAGACTTTCCTCATGGACCGATTTCCTTGACTTAACATACTTTAATTCATTCCACTGATTTCGATAGCAAACAATCAACAAACGATCATTTTTATGTAGCGAACACGCCTCATAGTTTTCTTGATTCTTGGGTTCGACCGAACATTCAATCGTCACATAAGCATCATCTTTGAAATATACCCACCCATTAATGTGGGGTTTCCAATAGACATAATCATTGACTTGTGGTTCATACATATGCCGCTTCCAATGGTGTCTGTTTGGGAATCATTGCACTATAAGGTGTGGTGCGTTCAATGTCTACCTGATCTCCGCACTTGGAGGAGTTAATAGGCGCATAGTAGCACTTCTTTTTGATATGGTAGAATCCCCAGATGCAACCAACAGGTTTGCCGTTATTGTAATCAAACTGGCGATCATAATGAATCCAGATAGATACAACATTGGTTCGGAACGGAAGAATCTCATAATGCATTCCTTCGGGTGCCTTGTGTGGAAACTCAATCTTCACGTCTTACACGGAGGTGATCTGGATTAATACCATTGTTGATCAATTCTTCTAATTTAGAAGATGCTTCAGAGCGAGTCAGTTTTTCTCCCACAACTTCCCATCCAGTCGTGCAAAATTCCTCTACAATATAAAGTGTTTCAGACATAATTATTAAGTCGTAAATGCATCGATGATACCAGATTCGTAATCGTCTACTAACTTGAACTTCTGTGCCTTGACAACATTAGGCATAATCAGATTTTGATATTTTTCATCAAAACCTTCTTCATCGGTGAGAAGTTGAAATGCCTCCGTATCATTTTCGGCAATGAGATTAATCACACCACCATATTCAGATGAAGGGAATGGAACCCAGTAGTCAATCAAATAAAGAAATTTCATTGTAAATTGTAAATTACCCTTTTATTTTAGATGAATGATTCAGATTTGTCAACTGACGTTGCAGTTCCACTTGTATGATTGTCAGATGCAAATGTAGATACTTTTGATACTCATTATCCTCAATCAGGGCATTGAGATTTTCAATCTGTTGCAGTCCCAGCAGAAATTTAGTTTGTTGATTCATACAAACTCTGAAATGTAATAATCAACAGTGACTTCAAGTTCTGCTGCCTTGGTCTCAAAGTAACTCTTGGTATAGGCACGTGTTGCCTCACGTCGTATATAGTTCTGGACTTCAACATCAGCGTGTTTCATAAAGTCCTCAAAGGCAGTGATAAACTGCTTTACGTCTTCGTCGTTCATTCGATGTGACAATCAGGGTGAAAAGATTTCATTTGTTCGCAGATTTGTTGCTGACGATTCTTGTAACCATCAAACATTTGACCGTCCCGCTGAATCAGAAACACGTTCCAACCCAGAATGGCAGCAAATCCGATAACGGCATAAACATAGAGTTTCATTAACCACACTCCAAATCATAATTGTGGTTGTGCATCAGTTCGGACATCAGTTTTGCCTTCAGTTTGTAGACATCATACTGAATCATTTCCGAGAGTGCATTGGGTTCACCCGCATACACAAACACCTCTAACAGGGCGTTCAGTTCTTCATTAGAAAGTGCCATCAGCAGGCACCATAGAAAGGATTACCAAGTTGAGGCAGATCCTGGTTGTCACCCGTCACCACATAATCATAGGCCAGGCGATCACGAATGGCACAGGCTTTCTCAACACGATTCAGATACTTTCTGGAGATCTGATCGATACCCTTCCAGGAGAGCACCTGCATACACCATTCTTCAGAGATGTCACCGAAAGGAGTCTGCACAGGATAGAATCCGACCAGCATCGTGCCGTCCTTGGATTGCAGGGTGGGGAAGTCAGGCATTGGGGGTGTCCCGATTACCTCTGTATTATAAGGCATCCCTCTCCTCACCGCCATTGCCCTGTGCCAGTTCGTAATGTGTCCTCAGAACTCTCTCAGTCAACAGATCCGCCTTTTTTGTGGGTGAATAGCAAGCAAGCACAGCATTGTTATAACAAGGAGTCAAACCTTGTAAGTAGAATTGATCTTCTGTTACATCATAGATTTGATCTTCATCCTGAACCCATACATGAGTCGCATTCTTCATCAATTGTAGACGATTTGTATTCATCAACAGAATCAACGCTTGACTTGCATGTTTACAATGCCCATACATTGGGTTAGTTTGATTGATCTGTCTGAATTTTGATGCAAGTAAATCAGGAGTCAAATTTTGTTGAATCAATTTCATCACATATTCAATGTTTTCTTGAGTATAATCAAACTTCATCAGAATGAGGGCACCACATCGTACCGTAGTCCAGTTTCCGAAGTGTCCATCCGTTCCCACTGAGAATAGAATTTGTTATACAGTGCTGACACACTTCCATATTCTCGTGCAATTCTATTTTCCTCACGCAGATTGAGTTCCTGCAGTGCAGATAGAATTACACCGATTTCATGAACATTCAGATTCATCGTCACTTCTGTCATCGTCATTGTATTCAGTCCCAAGATACATTCTGCAGTAAAAATCCAGGCATCACCATAGACCAGGAACCCTGATCTTGTACGCCCGAAACTCTATATTGCCACTTATAAGCAAACTTGTTGTGACTATCCCAAGTCATAAAACCTTTCTCCTTATCAAACCAAGACTTGATTGTGAGTCCAAAGCGATTAGAGAAGATGTTGCGAGTGCGGAGTGATCCACCAGTTTCACGGGTTTCTACCACTTTACAGGTGTCAAACTGTGTCTGCAAACTCACATCCAGAGCACACGGAGTTTCATAGGTAAATGTGCGATACACCTTTGGTGTTGTCGGTGTTTTGACAGTGGCATTGTGATTATGTGCGAGTGCTGGTGTAGTCAGCAGTGCGGCGGCAAGTAGTAGTGATTTCATGATTGAGCAGATTCATCAAATGCAAGATCAAGGTAATTATAACCGATTACCTTACGTCCTTGATGTGTTGATGTGTCAACTTCGACACCTTCTTTTTCAAGTTTCTCAAGACGACGATTTGTGGCATCATTCATCTTTGTAATCCAGTAGTAACTCATGAGATTCCTCCTTTCTTGTTATATTCTATCACAGATTTACGTGCAGCGTAAGCCTCAAATTGTGTTGCAAATGATGCGATGATCTGACCTGTATCTGCCCAGTGCAAATACCAACGATTTGCAAACTGTTTAATTAGAATTGGTTTTTCCATATGCCTATCATAACGGCAATACTGCCTCACTACGGGTGCGTTGTGCCAGTTTGGAAGCTGGCACATTCAATTGCTCCATAATGATTTGTTTTGGTAGAAAGTTCCAGCAATAGTAACTGCTGCTGAATGTAATCTTATCATTAGGGCGACCATCGGGACTATGAAACTTCATTCGCTTGTCAAACATCAGCAGTTGCAGATCCTTATCCTTGAACAACTGCTTGGGAGCACTATCATTCAACCAAGTGTTCGTCATAATTAGAGCAAATGGTTTCTCAAATGATAGTGCTCGCTCAAAGAACTTACGTTTATTTGTAAATGGTGGATTGGATACGATTACATCCCATTCAAAATCTGGAGTGTAAGTAAGAAAATCTTGCCCCGTTGAAATGTGTGTGGAAATGACTAGATTTTGTGCTCCAATCTGCTTGACAAACTCACTTTCTTTGGTATCAAACGGACACCAAACCTTTGCATCTTTGGGAATGTATTTGAGAATGGGAGTAACAGCGTAATATGGAGTGTAACATTCGTCGTTGTTACCCTCAGAATACATTAGTTTTCCGCTGTCTAAGGTCATTATCCCATCCTTAAACGATTTGGAAAATAGTCTAACACTTTTGATTCAAGATTGCAACCAGTATTAATCAAATATTCCCGATACAACTTTTCTTCCTGCTCCCGTGCCTCTATTTCGTGTGGTTGATGCAAATACTCATAATCTTCCATACATTCTTGACCATAATACATTTTTCCACGCTTTGCCCGCAATGAACCGACTACCCATTGCCGCAGATGAACCAGTTCGTGTAAAAGAGTTTTTATATACAACTCCTCCTCCATATGGGTGTTAAGTTCAATCAGGAAGTGACGGGGGCGATAGGACTCACCCACATAATCACAATACCCATAAACGTGCTCACGATTCAGACCACGATGAACGATATCCACCGTGATCTTATGGCGTGGAAAGAACCGATTCAGAAACCAAGAGGTAACATCCTCACAGGTCCGCTTGCGATAACCGTAGCCAGAATGTTGTATGTAAGACATTGACCCCAATGTAAAAACCAAATGAAACTTGAAACGAAGATGAGTTTATGAGTTGATGTCATATCTCCAACCAGATTTCAAAGATTTAATCATTTCAGACATAAGTTCTTTATTACTCATTGATTTGTGATTACAAACACGTTTCTCAACTGGAGGTGGATTGTAGAGTTTGATTGATAATGCTAAACGTAAATCAGTCATCGTGCAGACACATCCAGAGTTTCCAACAGCATCATAGCAAGTTCCATTCGATTGTCCTCATCCACAATGGGAACGTTGACATCAACAAACTCACTGATCAGTTCTGCAAAGAGTTGAGTCGTGCGCTCATCCGCAAAGATAAAGGAAGCAAGATCGTGCTTGAAACCATCACGTAGCAGTTTGAGAGATTTGGTAACAGACAGTTCGTTGATGGTGGATTCCATTGTGGGTGATGTGTTGAACATAGTGTCATTATAAGGCATCTGGGGGCAGGTGAGCGCCCCTGTGTGCCAGTTATCGAAGTGGTTCATTTCAGGTAAAGATAACCACCAGCCCAATCGGCATTTTGAAGCAACCATTCACGCTGCTCGATGATACGCAGATCATAGCGAACACCTTTGGCAGGAGACTTCCAGGAGGCAGACTTATACACCTCACCCGTCTTCTTATCCACAAAAGCGTGGACAGAGCGAGAACCATTAGCACTCATAATGATTTTGTGATACTTACGACCCGTTTCAGGATAGAACTCATAATCACAATAACCATTCTTGAGTCGATCAATCTGACGGTGATGATACTCTGCATGATTACCTTCAGAAGTGCCATAAGTCCGATCTAAACTTACAATCGCACTTTGGTGCATCTTGA